ATATAGAAATGGGTTAATTATTAGCAGAATCCTTGTTAATAAGGTTCTTTTTACGATTAAGCTCCGCGAGTGCCTCATTCAGTGTGTCTACCTTGGACTTATGCTTGATAGGGAGAGCCTTTGAAAGAGCAAACAAAGCTCCGTCGATCCATTGGAAGAACAGGTTCCCCTGCTCGATCTTCATTTCGAGCGAATAAGCGATAGCCAGGATAAGGTGATCGATATACCGCTTAAAGGTTGAGTGCTTGAGGACGGTCTTAACGACATCCTCCTCTTTGCCGCCGGCGGACCGGATCTGGTTCACAACGACCTTGCCCTTATAGGCGGCAAGGAGTTTGTCAGACTTCGGGTCACAAACAATGACCAAGAGATTCTTATTCTTCAAGATAAAATCGCCAATCTTAATATCCTGGGCGGCTGCCTTCCGTTCGCGGCGCTGCTGGGTAAAGAATTTAAAGACAAGATACGGGAGCAGAATAACGCGTTCCAAAAGGCCGCGCTTGTGCTCCCCTTCTATCTTGCCGTCTTTAATTTGGTAATCTCCGAGATGCATAGGTTTAAATTTCGATATTTCTTAAATGCTCGATATTCTCTTGGAGCGTTTTAGCCAGGTTTTCTTCTTCGGCCTTGGCGCTCATGAAGATGCCGATGAAGGTAAGCATGAAGGCGCGTTTGTCGAAAAGGTTCTTGCGCTCTTCTTGGCTCATATCCCGGTCAGAAAGGATCTTCTCGTTGATCTGCCGGATTTCGCTGGTAAATTTGGTAATGACCAACCTGATACCCTCAATCTGTTCTAGGCTCTGGATTGAAACGATTTCAGAAATCTTTTCAGCCCATACGGCCATATCCTCAGCATCTCGCTCGTCGGGATTTTCATGCTCTTTCCTGAGCGTATCGAGTAGGTTGATAAGGCTTGGCATATTACTGTAATGGGTTCATAGGAGCCGCTACGGGGGCAGATTGAGGCATTGGAGGCATACCAGAGGCTTGCGGCGGCATAGGCGCTCCAGTAGGCGCGAGAGGGGCCTGAGGCATGATTCCTGGCTGCTGGGTGGCTAGGATGGACTTGGCCTTCCGTTCCATATTCTTCGTCGCAATATCGATATGGGCCATGGCGTAATTCATGAGGGCGTCATAGGTCTTATTATCCACCTCATTCTCAGCGGCGAAATCAACAATCTTCTGCATGAAGCCGCTTGTTGCTCCCTTATTGAGCTTAGGCTTCTGGCCCTCAAGAATTTCTTCGATTGCTTTAGCGGCTTCGGACATAATCTCCTGATCGCCAAAGTTATTGATATCGAGGGCCCGTTTGATTTCTTCATCTGAGAAATCACCATGGCGTAATACTGCTTCGGTGAGCCAATCAGGGTTGACGCGGGCCTTTAGGGTTGGATCTTTGATAATAAGGCCGAGAGTCGATTCCTGCTTCTGGCTGCGCATTTCCTCGATTTTCTTCTGGGCACTTCCGCCGGTGATGCTGATATCAAATTCAGTAAGCTCTTCCTTGCGGATCTCGTCCCATTCGACGCCGTTTGTTCCAATAATCTGAACGGCCAGCTTCTGGGAAATATTAGCTTTTGCACCATCGACGAAACGCTTGCCAAGACGGACATGAAGCTCACGATACATCTGAGAAGTGTATTCAATGCGCTCGGCTGCTTGCTGCATATCTCCAAGATAAACAGCGACCTTCTGGTCCGGATTGCTCTGGCCCTGGGCGCCTTCGGTAATGCCGCTCTTCTTACCCATAAAGGCATCAAGGAAGCCCATAAGGCGAGTGACGGAGCCGCTATTATCTTCCGTCTTAAGGTCCATGATAGCGTTGCGGATATCGACACCAGCCTCGAGCTCAGCGGAGATAAGGCCTTCCGGCTTCCACTTAAGCTCTGATGGATTCTTAAAGACATTGGAATTGAAAGCACGCATGTTATAGCCGCGCTTTGCCAGGTTATCCATCGCCTGGTTGAAGATCTCGATCATGCCTTCCGCAACCGGATACTGGTCGTCGGCCGGAGCCTTGTTCGCAAAATTGAAAGGATCTTCGTTGGTCGAGAAGCTGTCATACGGATACATATCCGAACCGAGAACATCGTGCATCTTCTCGAGGCGGAGGGCATATCCGGTCTTGTAATCAAATAAGCAATACCAGCGCTCGCCCTCGAATTCCATACAAACCTGAGTAAGGTTAAAGATGGCAGTGCCGGCATACGCTTCGGCAATAGGAATATCTAGTCCCATCGAAGTCATGCGGTGATTCTTCTCGAGCATGATCTGGCTTGTTTCCTTTTGGTCCGTAGGGGTTGCGCCATTGAGAAGCAATAAGGCCTGGCCCTTATCATAGATTCCAGACTCCACGCCGCGCTGGATTTCATACTTATCACGGAAAATATTCAAAGAGCCAGTGATTCGGTGATTTTCAAGGTTCACGCCGCCGCGGGGCTCAAAGATGAAGTCATAGTAATCGACAGCCGAGACAACGGTCCTAAACTTCGGCTTGCTTTCCGAAAACATATAATAGACGCCGCGGCCGGAGAACATCGAAAGATGCTTAGCCATGCGGTCTGCCTGCTGCCAGTTGCCCTGGTCCGGTCCGGACTGATGCTGATAAAAGCCCGTCACCTTCTTCGCTGCCTTGAGGTCAGATTCCTTGGTGCGAGCAAAATTAAGGGTTGGGAATTCATCGATCTTTGACTTATAAGTATCGATAAAGCCGGAAAGGATAGGCAATGGAATATTAAAACGACCCTTCAAAACCTTGCGGGGCTTGTTGTTATAGGCGTCCTCAAGCTTCTGAATCTGAGCCAGACGGGGCTTGTAGAACATAGCCCAGGCGTCAATGCGCTGGCGGGCTACTTGGACAAATCTTTCTTTAAATTGCTGGTTCATAGGGATTAAGAAACGATGATATCCTTGCCAAGATAAAAGGTCTTAATAAGGCGGCCGCGCTTGAATATCTTCACTGACTTATGCTCGAGCGACTCGACGATCTTGATTCCGGTAATAAGGTTGGAAAGCTGGAAAAGCTTATTGCTATTCTGTTTCACTAAGAAGGAGTGAAGCCAGGAAGGCATAAGGTCCATCAATTCAGCATTAACCATGCGGGCAATCATGCGAAGGTTATCGTTAAACTGGACAGCGGAGCTTTCGGCTTGGCGCTGGTCCTTAACAATTGATTTGACTGCCTGATTAAATGCTGATTTCATAGGTTTATTTATCTCCGTAAAAATCGCTGCGAGCGAGCGGGTCGGAGTCATCATTCGAAGCGGTATCCGCTTTGACCTCCTGAGGCTTGTTTATAAGGGCTACGATATAGCTAAAAGCGTCGATAGCATGGTTTGGTTGCTTGCCCCAGCGTGCCTTCGGCTGAAGCGTGCCATCCTCATTGCGTCCTTCTTCCCAGCGAAGATTCTCTGCTTCCTTCATGAAGAAGTTGAAAGCCTTCCCTTCATCGTCGTATTCAGTAAGGTTGGTTGAGACGAAGATCTTCGGCTTGCCAGTAAGCTCCTGGACCCTGCCCTGCTCTTCCATGAGCCGGGCCCGCCATTCATCCCAGTTCTCCTTGCTTGTTCCGGAAGCTTTCTTAATGCCGGTGATCGATATCTTATTGTCATTGAGCTGCTTGATATCGGAAGCCTGGGCACTGTCCCCGATGCGGATGATACGGCCAGTAATGCCGACCTCCTTCTGGCGGATAAGGCGCTGGATATCTGGGTTGGTTAGTCCCTTGCGGTAGAAGCCATCGAATATCCAGAAATTGAAAGAGCGGTCAATGCGAATCCACAAGCCAGCGGACGGATTAGTGAAGCCGAAATCCAGCGCGAAATAGGTATCGCCGTCCGGAAGATCCTTGATGTCAACCAGATGTTTAGTCCGGTCAAACCAAGAGCAGACCAGGCCGACCTGTTTCGTGAAGTCTCCGTCGCGGCGGACTTTAAGGGTTGCTTCGCTGAGGTGTTCGCTCATAATGCGGATCTGTTCAGGGCTAAGAAAAGGGTTGTCCTTCCAGCCGGCCTTCGATACGAAGATATCCGGGCTGTTAGTTCTCATGTAAATCTCATCATGGACCCATGTCAGCCCTTTGATAGGAGTCATGGTCATGATAATTCGCAATTTCGTGCCGGCCTTTTGGCGGACGAAGCACTCATCGAAGATATCCTTCGGCGGCTCTTCATCAAACCAGATTAAGGCTTTACCGGCGCCCTGCGCCTTTTCCCGTCCCTGCTCGTAGCTTTTAAAAGTAATTTTGGCTCCGGTGTCGATGGTGATTTCTTTCAAGATCCCCTTTCGCAGCCAAATGCGATCGCGGATTCGATGGACTGGTATATATCTAAGGAGCTTCTCCTGGGTGGTATCCTTCTGTTCATCGAAGGAAGGGCAGAAACTCCAAACTTCGCCCGGCTTCATGAAGGGGTGTTCGCCTAGGACCATCTTTGCCACTTCCATTGCTCCCCACTCGGTCTTGCCTACGCGGTTGCCCCACAAGAGCAGTCTGATTACCCGGTCAACGCGACTGGCTTCTTTCTGCTTTTCATGTTGGATGGCGTATTTGAGCGGGTTGCGCCGTTGTCGTTCAGCTTTTTCATCAAGTAGCTTTAATAGTTCAATTTTGTGCTCTCTTGTTAAGTTCATGGTCGAGCTCTTCATCACTAAGATTGGTGTATTCGGTCGTATGGACACCATTCGGATCTACCGTATCCTTCTTAGTCTTTATGCGGTTTTTTAGGTTGTTATACTCGCGGATGGCAGCGATCTTTGCCTTCGGGTCAGCGTGCTGGGTGATAAGGAATTCAAGCTGCTTATCAACAAAAGAATCGTTAAGACCTCTCATCTCAATAATTCCGTTTATTCTTTCCAAAATGTGAGCGTTAGTCAGCAAGCGATAAGCGGATGATCGAGCTCCATTATACGCTCCAGGCTTAGCCACATTAATGTCATAAGCCTCGATGTAAGCCTGAGTGCCATTGCCGAAAAACTCGCGTGAGCTTGCGTATAAATCACAAAAAGCTTCCATTTTTAAAGTCAGCTTTCCAGACCCATTAAGAGCAAGAAATTCCTCATCAGATTCCCTTTTCCGGCGTTCAGACTCAGACTCTTCATCGTCATCATCGCCGATCATAAGATCTGAATCAGCTTTCTTTTTTACCTTCTTTGGCTTTTTCTTGTTCTTAAAAACTTTGCGGGGCTTCGCGCCGTTTGCCGGCCCGATAATACCTTCGCTTTCAAGCTCATCAATAAGCCTAGCGGCGCGGGCGTATCCGATGGATAGCTTGCGCTGCAACAAGGAAGCAGTGGCAGACTTTTTTTCAATTACGAGGACTCGTGCCTCTTCAAAGAGCTCATCTCGTTCAATTTCTTGTATTTTTGTTTCTTTCATATACCTTCCTTAAAGCCGTTTCCAAGGCGATTTCAGCTACGACTTGGATGGATAGTCCGGGTCCCCATGCGAGAAGAAGCCTTCATATCCGCTTAACGGCTTTCAAAAAGCTATTAGCAGCCCTTCTTCTTCGGCTTTGGCTTGGACTTCATAGGGTTATAATTGTTCAAGTTTCGCAGCAAGCTCCGTTTCGACTTCAGAAAGAACGGAGAGTAGTTTATTGCGAATTTCAGCGTTATCATCCTCAAATAGCGCGATTATACTCCTAACAGAAAGAGAACCAAGCTGTCCGCTTTTAACCTTATCGAGGACATCACGAACAACCATGATCTGGTTGTTTACCGCTTGCGCTATGTTGAATTGGTCAATGGTCATAAATTGTTGCGGGAGTGGGAATCGAACCCACGATCTCCAGCGTATGAAGCTGGCGAGATGCCACTCCTCTATCCCACTCGCTATTTGCTTGTAGCCGCACGCCGGGGTGAATGGCGGAGGCGGCATCCAGGTTAAACTCTTCGCGCTTGAAAGAACGGCCCTCGCGGGCAGCTACAGGCAAATAAAAAAGCCCCAAGAATAAGACTCAAAGCAAAACATGCTTTAAGTATCGTTCTTGGGACTCAAGGTCCTCTGATGCCCTCAAGGGGCGGACGAAATGCTAACGGGCGTGAGCGCAAATTCCATGAGGGATATAATTCTCATGCTTACAGCTCTTGCACCTTATTCTAATGCCGCCATAATGCCTCGTAAAAGCCTCGCCGATCGTTCGGCCGCATTTCTTACAGGTTATGGAGCAAGTTCGCGCTTTGGCCCTGGCGGCCGCTGACGGATGCGTGGGAGCGCGTAATGGGGTGCTTCGCCCGGTTGGATTGTGAAAGGTGCTAAGCGACATAAGATCCACTTAGCACTTTAAGTATACAGCTTTTTGTCAAGTTGACCAACATACCAAAATATAGCTTATATTAGATAATTACTGATTGAGGTGGATTAATTCGAACGCAAGAGCGTCTGCGTTATCCACAAGCAAAAGATACCCTTGTGTCGCAATTCGGCGATCATAGTCCGGAACCGCACGCTGGAAACTTTCAATCTCGGCGAGCTTTTCCTCGAGCTTAGTTCGAAGAATTCTCTGGTAGTAAGTAGCCATATTTATTGCTTTAAAAGGCTTTTAATAATTTCTGAGATGATTTTCATCATGACGTCCCGGCGCATACCAAGAAAACCCATCCAGTAGGTAATGCGGATATTGCTACGTTCTGACTGAGGGTTCTTGGTAAGGAATACCTCAAAGAGTTTTCTGTCCATTTGTTTTGAAATTGAAGTCTATGATCGGGGACGTTCCGTTAAGCCAGCACCTCTTCGAGCACCCTGGTCTCCGTTTCCTAAGCAAGACGATCCTAGAAATCCTGCGGCCAATATGCTTTCGGCGGAAATCCGCTTCAAGTGAACCATTGTGTTAGAACTGCTCGATGGCCTCCGACCGGAAAACCCGTCTTGGTAAAGCCTCTAGAAGCTTTCGTCCCCCATCATAAACTTCAATCTGGATAAGGATTAAATTTCTTCGCAATATGAAGAATCAAGGCCATTTTAACAGGATCAAGATATATTTCTGTTCCATCGCCAAAATCAATATGAATAATATCAACGGCCGAGGACAATCGGCATTTTAATGTATGGCCCGGGCATCCCTGCATACGGCAATCTTCATAGCAACGCCAAGACATTTCAAATGGGCTGAGCTTTTTAAGCCAACTCCAACTTTTAACCTCATCAGTCTCTTGGTTTGGAGACCAATATATAGGCCTCATGGATGGAGCTGATCCAGTATGCTTTTGGCGATTCAAAGGCATCAGTATTGGAGGGACTGACGGAAATGAGAAAATTTCCTTTAAGAAATCAAAAAAATGTTTGTTTTCCATAAAATTAACTACTAGCGTTCTTACCAAAATCGATAAATTCAATCGGCTCATGATCCTTTGGAATGAATTTTACTGTCATATCGCTCCCAGGCTTGGCATAATCAATACCCATAAAAAGAGATGGCTGGTTCTCCGGAATAGTCCGGCCAGCGCATAAGGTGCATACCCTACCTAAAGCTCGGCGGTATTTCCGGGCAGAGCGGCTCTTCCCGCACTTAGAGCAGGTATAAGGGTAAAAGGCGCGGCGAGGGACTTTAAGGGTCATATAATTAATGAGGCTTTCCGCATTTAACACAGACCTTCGGCTGATCCGATACGTCCATTAAGAAATTAAAAACTTCAAGGCTAACTAGCCAATTCTGTCCCAGGGTTCTCCAAGCTGGGCACATAAATGCCGGCGGACAATTACAAAAAGTTTCAGACGCCTTTTTCAGACTTTTGATGTATGCCAAATAAAGGTTATCGAGTTCTTCTTGGTATATCTGATTGATCCCGCGAAATGGTTCGATCCCAAAATCTCTAACAAAGACAAACTTCCTTTCTTTTCGTTCATCCATATAATTATTATTTCCCAGCCGGCAAGGCAAACTGGGTATTCTGCAGCCGCTCAAAGACGGTCTGATTATTGTCGGTGACCATGTAGGAAAGAAATACCTGCTCGAGCTTAGCCTGCTGCGTATCAATCAAAGCCATCTGGGCATCGATCCAATCCCGGATATTAGCCCAGGCGGTCCGATATGCTTGGTCGCGCTGCACGGGTGTTATTTTCTTTTCGTGGCCATAGCGGTCTTTTCCGCCATAAAGGATCTGGGTGACATTCTCGACCATAGCTGGCAAACGGAAGCCTCGCGGCTCTCCCCTGATCTCCAGACCAAAGCTAATTGCCTCAAGGCGTCCCGAGCTGTCCTTGGCGTAATCAAACATAACCTTATGAGCGCCATGAGTGGTAAGGATCTTCTGGATCTTATCCAAGGATGAAGTGGCGCCGGAGTAAGCGTTTTTAAGTGTCATATATCATTGGTTATTTTTCTTTCCAATAAAGAGCGTCCGCACGATAGCGAAGGACATCCCATGCCTGGCGCAACCGTTCAATAAGTGAATAATATGGCTCAGGGCGTGCCGTTATCCATCGTCCATCAACTTGTGTGGCGGTTCGCATATCAGTAAAAAGACGCTGAATCTTTAAAGGAGTGTAAGATCCCCAACCAACTGGCTCTGAATAAAAATCATTAGCTTTCATAAATTAAAATTAAGAAATATGAGTAGACTTGCACTTAGGACAGACCACATCAAGTTTATCGAGGACGGATACAAATTCAAGGCCACAGTCATTGCAAGAAAAATCGTTTGCCGCTGAGCTGGTTAATTCGGAATCAGGGCGATATTCCCTAGCTTTCCTGCCGCGCTTACCTAATGGAGCTGTCTTTGGTTGTTTAAAATAACAGGATGAGCAGAAACCTTTTCCAATATGCTTTTTTTCAGCAGATCCGCAGCTTTGGCATTTATCAAATTTACGGGTCCATCCGGGCTTTCCTTTAGAAACAAGATCAGAAGCTATGGAGCCTTTCTTATGATACGCGCGTTTCGCCGGCGCGGCTTCCTCTGGTGTATGGGGGGGGGTATCACCGCTAATAGCTGACTTTAGCGCGGTGACGCCTGGCCAGTGGCCATCCAGAATATCCTGGATTTTCTGTTCTATGGCTGCGCGTTCATTAAAAAGCGGCTGGAGAAGATCCATTTTTTGCTTATCCATAAATATAAATTATCAAAGCTTAATAAGCTTATTTTTAATAAGGTAAATAAGCATTTTTGCGCGAGCATCAGCTTCTGTTTTTGCTTCTGCCTTAAAATCCCCAAACTCAAAAGACCATCTTTCGCCATAATTAGTATAGCCACGCCAGCATGTTTTCTCTGGCAACATCTCACCAAGCTCAGCAACCGTAAACGCGGAAGCAACAATTCTCCCAGGGCTTGTCATATACCTACTGTTATAAGCCACCAAGTATGCTTCAGTGCCAGCATCCTCCCGATAGTCAATTTTCCAAAAGAAAAAGCTTTTTTGGATTACACCCAAACTCCGCAATTCTTCGGAGAGATCGCGGCTTACACATTGTTTTTCGATATCTATTTTCATATTAGTAAAATAAAGATTTCTGCCGATAAAATTAGAGAAAGAATCAGGATGGCTATAAGAGCAAGGATAATATACTCTCCGTCTTTGATTAGGTTCATTTCTGATTTTGACTGACTAATTTAATTGCCATCATAATCTCCATAGCTACTTGAGGCA